CGTCCTTCGGGTGCATCTGCACCTGGTAGCGCACGTTCTTGCGCTTCTTCTCGGTGGCCTGCATTTCCTCGGCGCGCTCCTGTAGGCCCATCTGGATGTTCACGCCCCGGGCGATATTGAAGGGGTCGTCGGACGCCCCGAACTTGCCCTGCACGTCGGGGTTCTGCGAGTTCAGATTGCCCAGGTCTTCCCAACTGTTCGCGCCGCTGCTCATGCACACCGGATCACCTCTACTGTCCCAGCAGGGACTTGTATTCCAGGCTGGCGTTCGTGCCCAGCCCGGAGCCGCCGGTCATGTTCGTGGACGCCAGGCCCGTCTGCCGCCCGGCCTTGCGCCGCTGGTTGGCCCCCGCCGTCTTCATGGCCTCGCCGGCCTTGGCGCCGGACGAAGGCTGCGGCTTGACCGCGGGCGGAGGCGGCTGCGCCGCGGCATCTTCCATGATGCTGTCCGCCTTCCAGGGCTGCGTCATCGCCAGGTAGTAGCTGGAGTTGCACACGGCTTCACCCGAACAGTTGGTATTTGGGGTTGGTCAGGGCGGTCTCGATCTGCACCGCGGGCGCCGCGGAAAACAGCCCCTCGGCCGACGCCAGCGCCGGGAACACCGCGCCCAGGGCCGGGTCCACGATCCGCGACAAGTCGTCGAGCATGTCGTCGTGCTTGGCGACCGGGAACCCGGTGTACTCGTCGTTCACCAGTTCCGCCACGAAATCCGCCTGCGTCCCGTCGCTCCGGCTGAACAGCAGCCGCCGCGGCAGCCAGAACTTCCCCTGCTCGAACACCGGCACCAGCCGCCGAATCCGGTCCACCTTGCTCAGGGAGTTCCCGCCGAGCGGCCGAATGTCGAAGCGGTAGTTCTCGTGCTCCTGCACCGTCTTGACGTGCTCGATGTCCGCCTGCATCCCATACTCTTCGTAGCCGGTCATCACCGGCCGCCATTTCCGGTGCAGCCGCACCGTCAGCGCCGCGCGTTCAGTCAGGTTCAGCCGATCACGCACCCCGTCCAACAGGTAGTAGTTCCCGTCCGGCGCCAGCCCGACTACGACGAACACCGCGTAGTCGTTCTCCAGCTTCTTCTTGGACCCCGCCGGGTCAACCAGCAAGTACCGATTCCAGTTTCGCCCCGGACGGAACTCCGAAGTGACGTAGCGCAACCAGTCCTTGTCAAACCCCATCACCGTGTCCGCCGCCGGGTTGAGCAACATCTGCGCGCCAAAGGTCCAGACCCCCATGTCCCGGCGCTTTTCAGCCAGCAGTTCCCGGCTGAATAGGACCGGCGCCCCGGTTTCGGTCCCATCTACCGTCGCCGGATAAATCCGCGGCGCCACGGCTTTCCGGGCGATCATCGTGGCGTAGGTGTCGTTGAAGTGGTAGCGCGTCCCGACGTAGCGCCGCTTCCCGCCCTCCGCACCCAGGTTCAGCGACAGTTCCCAGGCCGCCGTGGTCTTGGAAATCTGGTCCGGCGTCGTCACGCTCTCCCGGGTCACCACGTCATCGTAGACGACGATGAAGTAGTGCATCGAGGTGGGCTGCCCGTCCACCAGCCCCCAGGCTTCCACCGTCATCTCACGGGGGTTGCTCTTGCGCTTGACCAGGATGCCGCTGTCCAAGGACCAGTGGGGGGACTCGCGGGTCGGCTCGGCGTAGAGCACGTCCGGGAACAGCTTCTGGAGATACTCGTTGTTCTCGAACTCCGCCTTGATCTGCGCCAGGAACGCTTTGGCAATCGGCCGCGTGTGGCTGAAGATGCCCACGGTCACTTCGCGCCCGTTCCACTTGGGGAGGGGCCGGTCACCGTGCGAGGAAAGCACGTCCTGGATCGTGAGCCCAAACGTGATGATGCTCGACTTGAAGTGCTCACGCGCCCACAAATCCAGGTGCCCGTCGGGCGACGCCTCCACCTCGCGGACGCGCTCGAAGAGCCAGGGGCGGTCGGCGTCCCCGCGACTCAAGGCCACGGTCAGCAGGAAGAACAGGTCTTCGCGGCAAAGCCGACGCTGCGCCTCGCGGTCGCCGACGGAAAGGATGTCGGCGTAGAGGTCCAGGCAGTCTTTTCGGCTCAGGCCGTTACAGATCATACATTTTCACCTTGCGCGCCAGGATGGCGGCGATCCGCTCTTCGATAGCCGGGTTGGCGGAACCGTCCACGGTGCCCACCAGCCCTTCGAGTTCGACGACGGAGCGCTCGTTCCAGCGCCCGTGGGCCGACGCCTTCAGCCAGGTCTTCTGCGCCTCCAGTTGGCCAAAGGGGTGCTTTTCCTGGGGCTGTACGGCGTTCCGGTACAGTTGCCCGGCAACTTTGGCGTCGGCGACTTCACGCGCATCGCGCAGGGCCTTGGCGAGGGCGGGGATGTTGGCGATGGCGGACATGAAGGCCGAATGGCCTACCGGGGTATCCGGATAGCCCAGGATCGTGCCAATCTCGTGGTTCGTGTACTTGGCTTGGGCGAGTTCATAGGCGAGAAGGAGGGTGTCCGCATCGAACTCACGGAGATTGTCGTTGGACTGTGGCTGCATACCCGATACGTCGGTCTGCTTCGGTCGGTTCGTTTCCATGGCTAATCTCCGTCGGTGGTCAACCGCCCTTTGGGGGAGGGGCCGGTGGCTCGAAGGCCACCCCCCGCATCGCCGGCCCGCCGCGCCGCCTGCCCGCGCGCCCCGCCAGCCGGCACGGCGCGCCGTCCAGCCGTAGCGCGTCCAGCCGTAGCGCGTCCAGCCGCCGCCGGCGCTTGGCTAGCGCTTAGGCTTGGCGGCTGTACTGCGTTGCCTGGCTGGCGGGCTGGCTGGCGCTTGTCGCTCATGTTGCCTCAGCTTGCTGGCTCGGCTGGCTCGGCTGGCTCTGCCTGGTACTCGGCCCGCGGCGCTTTCCCGCCGCGGCGGCGAATCGCCGCCGAGTGCTGTGGCGCCGCGGCGGCTTGGCGGCGATTTCTCGCCGCGGCTTGGCGGCGGCATCGGCCGATAGGTCCCGCTTCGCCGTCGCCGACGATAGTATAGTGCCATAACCCATTGATTGCAAGCCTAATCTGACGCTACAGAACGGCGAGCGATTTAGCCTCAAAACAGCTTGCCGGCCACTAGATTGCGGATATAGTAGACTCAGGCGAACGAGAGACGCAACCCGCCGGCCCGCCGGCAAACGAGGAGACCGCCATGAGCACCGCCACCGCCGCACCCCTCGAATACCTGCCCGACAATCCCCGCATCCGCCACCGACCCTTGTGGTATCACAATCGCGGGCTACAGCAAACGGCGAGCGGCTACGGGCGGAAACTGAATAGCGGCCTGGAAGCTTTCCACAACGGCCGCTGGTACCGCATTTACGTTTGCATCTTCTCCAACTCTGGCACCGCCTACATCGTGACCCGTGGCCGCTGGCTAATCGTGCCGAATACGTGCCGCCCGACCGAATAACCCGCCGGCCACCGCCGGCAAACACTAGGAGTAACCACCGCCACCCCGTTTGAGTCTGCCCTACTGGCCGCCCGCGCCCCGCCGGCTTGACCGCCGGCGCGGCGCCCGATAGTCCCGCCAAGTAACCCATAACCCGAAAGGTCCAGCAATGAAACCCCGCCCTAAGTCAGCAATCGAATTCCACAGCGACCGCGGCCCGTCACTCCCGGCGGTCAACGTTAAGTGCCATCACTTCCCCGGCGCCGACGACATTTGCCGGCGCTGGCCGGATTGTCCAACGGAAACCGCCGAGAAAGCCGCCGAGTACGCATACGAGCAAGCTTGTGAATGCTTTTGGAAAGCAATACACGAGACAGCGGAATATTACCTTGGCGCCGGCGTGAAAGTATGGCAACAAGGGCGCTCCGGCGGATGGCTGGTAGTGGAAACCCTCCCCGCCGTGGAAACATGGGACGCTATCAAGGTGGCGGCTTGGTGGCGCTTCGCCGCGGCCGTTGCCGCCGACATCGCTTACCGTTGCAAGCCGGAAACCGTATTCGAGGACATTGAAGCGAATCGGTGGCAAATACCCGGCGCCGAAAAGTATAATTTCATTGACCGGAAGGACGGCGGCACCGTATGTCTCGCCGATGAAAGGCAGAAGCAAGTCCGCGCCGTTGCTTGCGGCCTAGTCTGAACCCATAACCCGAAAGGAAACCCCACAATGAAACTCAACCCCGAAATGCTTAAACCCTCAATCCGTTCCGCCGGCCGCCGGTGGCGAATCTCCACGCTCCAGACGGCAATCTATGTCGCCGCCGGTGGCGGCATGATTGGCCGGCTGTACGCCGAGCAACCCGCGGACGCATACGTGGACACGCGCGCCGGGCGCCGGCCGTATCCGCTCCGCGACCTTGAAAACATGAGGCGGGTACTGGTGGCAATGGCCGAGGTCAAAGGACTGAACCCGCATCACCTGCCGCCGATGCCGGATTTCCACAACTGCGGGACATTCTAACCCGAAAGGAAACCCCCATGTTACCCGTCAAAATCACCGTTCAACTCACGAAAAGCACCGCGCAAGTTACCCTGTGGGGAATCTGGCAGGAGCGGCCGTATCCGTGCATCCGCGGCCCCGGCGGCAGCACCCTGGCTTGGCAAGATGACGGCGCCCTTTTCTACTCCTG